TCAATGGCTCGTTAGTTTCCTTGGCCACATGCATCTTAGTGTCCATTGTGCCTGGAACCCTAAGAAGCTTCTTAATTACTTGTATACCTGAATTAATAGACTTGTCATTGTCAGCAGATACTGGAAGTCCTGCCTTCTTCATTTCAGTAACAGCACCTTGATCGGCAACATCTGGAAAGTAGAGCTGACATCTATACATTGACTGGTATTTCGTCTTGATGTAGTGAACCCACTCTGGCTGAGAAACATAGGTCATACCATCAGACCTAACTACGTAGATATTATCTCTTTTGTCTACAAAGAAATAAACCACAGTATTAGGGTTTGACCATCCCCAGTCGACTCCAGCGTAACAAGGTAAGCTCATAGAGTGACATTTCTTTACAAATATATCGTGTGAGCATTCACCAGGGAAGTCAGTGCCCGTAAGCACCTTCCACATTCCATTCCAATCTTTTACGTGTATTTTTTCTTCAAATTCTTTATAGATGATACCTTCAACAGATGGCTTAAGATTCATCAGCTGAGCGAGTGCCCAGTCTGTGCCTTCAGATCTTACTTTCTTAATAAGTTCGCCAACAGGTTTAAGCATCCAAGACTTAGATGTCTGATTCTTTGCATCTCCTAAGCAGATAGAAGCAGCTGGACATTTGATGCATTTTTCACCAGGCATCATATGTGGCACATACTCTTTCTGTTTCTTAGGGTCTTTGAGTTTGAATATGGCCTCGTCAACTACGTCCATATCGTCTTGGATGTGGTATGACATTGTTGGGACAGTTCCAGATCTATCATCAGGGCATCTCTCGGTAAACTCCCAAGCTGTCCATCTACGAACGTGTCTTCCTGCTGATTCAGCATCTTCCATCATTCTGTTCATTAGTCCGTAGCGGGACTTCCTAGTGGAAATCCCTACTCTAAGTGCTTTCTTGTCGCCCTTACTATCCAACATACCGCTTATTTCTTTAAAAGCTTTTAAACCTTCACCAGATACGGTATCGATCTCATCTGTTACGACCAGTGGAACGTGCGGTCCGTTACACGCCTTTAGAGTACAAGGTAAAACTTCTAAAGTAACTGTTCTGCCGCTTAATAGAAAGGCTGATTTTTCCATGTTTAATTTTTGCAAAACTCGTTGCTCTTGAGAGACAGTTTTGTCTTCTAGAATTGGACGTATCTTACTTGATAACATGAAGTTAGTTTGATATTCGTAGCAACGTTTTGCTTGAGCGATAACTGCACCTACATGACATACGTCTCTCTCATCATGTAGCATCACTAGAAGCTCAGCAATGGCCATACCTAATGTCTTACCAGAACCTCGACCAGCTACATATAGTAATTCTTCAATATTAAATGGATTTCGCTTATTGACGCATATATCGTAAACTTCCCAGATGATGTCAAGTGGATTAGTATCTGCATATCTGGATACGGTTACGTCAGGGAGATGTAACCCAAAAAATACTTGTATGAACTTAGCGAGCTCTTCTTTAGTCTCGCATTTTTTAAAAAAAAGCTTCTTTCTAGTCTTAAGTGGTACTTTTTCTAGATTTAATTCTTTTTTAGCCATCTATTAATCATTGCCTTTATCTAATATTGAATCAAGATCAATGTCATCATCGTCTTTATTCTTCTGTATAGACCTAGGATGCTCTGGTGCTAGGGCATCAAACATAGGAGACATGCTGTTATTCTTTGCAGTTGGTGTTGCGCCTTGGACAATCTTACCAAGTGTTTCTGTTATTTCTTTATAGTCTTTTATTGACTTAATACGTAAAGCTGGCTTAGGGTTATTAGAGTCGATTATATACTTTCTCATCTCATCTACATATTCAACATTGGCTACACTAAGCATTGATGTTAGAAAGTCAACTTGTTCAATCACTGATTTAACCACTTTGGCTCTAACCCGATCTCTCAAGGTTCCTTGCATCTTGTCTCTATCCATGCCCCATTTCTTAAGTGCAGCAGTGAGTACAATCTGGCCTATCTCATGTTCTGGGAATTGTTGTTGTATTTCGTGTAGAGAACTACCTATTAGGAACATCTCATAGAGTTTAAGTGACTGAAGGTCATCTATTGCGCCAGCTGTCTTATGCTTACGAAGATATTTTTCACCCAACTCTATTTCTCTTTGAGTTAAGCCAATCTTTTCGTCATCGTTAAAATCTCTCTTGAGAGCCATCGCTTAACTCCATGTTCACGAAACTATCTACGTCTTTATCTGATATTGTACCGAGATGATCTTTGAAAGAAAAGGGAGAGTTCCCTTCTAGAAAGAATAGCCACAAATCTTGTCTTAAATCTTCATCATTGGTTAAGCGATTGATCTCCCTCGCTATGTAACCAAAAATCTTTTGCTTCATTACTATCTTCTTTAAATAACTCAACTTTAACAGACCAATCTTTAGTAAGATAACCCCGTATAAATTTATTACCTATCTCCTCTAAATTATAACCTAAACCACTATCGTCATTGCCTCTTTTATTCTTCAAGAACTTCTTAAGTCTAAGAGATTCGAAAAAACCAACAGATTCATTTTTATTGAATCTTTCTAATAACTTAATATTGTCATATAACTTACCTGGCAAAAGCAATCTATATATGACGTTTTTAGAGTTAAAGTCTATTGATGTATTAGCCTCTTTAACTCCCTCTACTAGACAATATGCACACATAGCTATATTGTCTTTTATATGATCTGTCAACATGTTGTTGCTTACTAGCCACTGATGATGATCAACATAGTTAGACATGAGTTCTCCTATACTTAGATTATACCAAGTTTAACTTAAGTTATTGATTATTTCCTGAGCTTTCCGTATTATCAGCTGCTTATCTAGACTACCAGCATAGATCTTATCTACATATTCAGACACTATCTTAGATGGAGAAGATGCCTCAATTTTGATCCTACTCTGCTTTTCAGAGTCAATGGGATTAGATTTGACTATCACGTGCTTATCTGATATTAGATTATTGTATCTTTTTGACTTAAGATAGTTGATTAATTCAGACTTGGGTCCAGTCAATTTCACTATCCACTTGTTGCTAATATCTAATCTAGAGACCAAACTCTCATGCATCTTATCTATAGTCATATCAGCACTAACCTCAAGATCAATGCTCTTCCACATTGGGAACGGCGATTCTATCCAGACTTGTTTATGTGTGTCAGTGTCGAATAACAATATCGCTTTAACCTCGTCCACCTCCGAGGCGTTATGAGCAGCTGGCGTTCCGGGATAAGTGACTTTACCAAAACTCTGTCTTTTGTGTATATGTCCAGATATGATAATGTCTGCAGAAACTTTGTCAGCGTCGATACCGCAGTCCTCACGTCTAAATCCATAATCTGCCCCTATAAAAGTATTGTGAGTGATGCATATCTTATGAGTATCTAGTGGAAAGTCTGCGAAGTCCTGAACATATGGAACCACCGTTATGCCCAGTCCATCTAGATCTACGCGTGGCTCGTCGAATATATGAAAGTCTTCTCTATCTTTAAATGCTTGTAGAGCATGATATTTATTATCTTTCGGTTTATATTGATCATGATTACCTAAAACATACCAATATACACTATGTTTTGTTATAGTATCAATGTGATCGCTGAATTCCTTCATGATCTCAGATCTTAGAACAGCATGATTATGGAACGTGTCTCCTAGATTACAGACGATGTCTGGTTTGTGTTCTATGGCAACATCTTCTATCCATCTTAGCAATGCCACAGATTGTTGAAAATCATTTATACGAAGATGGGGATCACCTATGAACAGAATCTTACACATATTGAAACCCCATTTTATTTAGAATATCTAATGCTATATTTTTACCTGTTGAGAATATGACCTCATTGCTTAATAAGCTATGCATAGGTATTAGCTCCATTCTGCCGCAAGAGGTCCATATAGCAAAACCACTGTGTCCGTAATGTGAATTAGGGACATGTCCTGCACCTATACTGTCATAGAATATGTTGTGAATTACTGCTGGATTTACAAAAGCAAAACCGGGTTTGCGCCCGGTTTTGCGAATAGACTTTAACTTAGATTCGATATCTTGTATACCTATCACTAGATATCCGAGAGATCAATGTCAACTATCTGAAGATCCTTATTTCTTATCTCTAGGGCAATATCATCAGCGAGTAAACAAGCGTTATAAACTTCATCTAGTATCTGTTTATTTGATGTGATGAAGAATTTCATATTCGTTTCACCTTTGACACTTGGATAGTTTCCAAATGCCCACATCATGTTGTTCACTTTCCCAGTATCTGTAGATATTGGGTGATAGATAACACCTAGGGACTTACCTAGCTCGTAGATCTCGTCTTCTGAATTTACAATACCAGTATCATACCTTAATGTAAACTCGGCAACACGGTAAGGTGCGCCAACACGATTCTTCTTGCCTTTAACACGAACCTTATGACCAACCTGAAAAGCTGCACCTGTAATTGTGCTACCTTCTTCAAGACGACCAGCTTTAGTATCTACACGTTCAACTTGAAGCATGTAATCACAGAAATGTTTAAGCGCGCGTCCATCAGGAATTATCCACGGATTATTCATCTTCTTGTATTGATCCATCTCTTCGTAAACTTGCTGAATAAGCAATGTAGTGATACTATAAGTTCTGATGATGGGAAGTAGCCCTTTTAAAGCAGGTCCCAGATACTTAGCTCCAGATCCACCCATAGAAATGTCAGTAGTCTTTGCCTTAATATCGCCAGGGTAACGAATCGATTTAACAGAATCGATCATTAGACCGTTGATAGGAGCACCTTCCTGAAGCATCTCTAGAACATCTTTTTCTAACCAGTCAAAGATTTCAAGAGGGTCATTTGTTTGTTTTACGAGCAGTCTGTCGAGATCACCACCCAATTTTTTAAACCAGATCGGGTTGAAGCTAAACTCAGCGTCAATCAAGATCTGGATAGATGCTGGATACTTCTTTTGAAGTTCAATCAAAACTAATTGGGAAAGTAATGATTTACCAGATGATTCAGGACCAAAAAAGCACACGGCTTTTCCTTCTGTTAAACCTCCATTACCTACCGCCCAGTTAAAACTGGGCGAGGCAAGGGAGATTACTTTATCAGAGGGTTTATCCATGTCAGAGGCGACCTTAGCAAAGTCACCTTCTAACTTCTTCATCCATTTATTAACAGATGACATAGAAACTCCTTAAGAAATCTTTTTTAGAGATTTAATAGTTCTAATTACTGGATTACCAACTTTAGCAAGTCTTAGGTTCTTTGGAAGATCTTCATTTGCTACAGCTAGGCTTCTTGCGCTTTGTCGATTAACATAAGCCACAGCAGAAGTGCCGTTGTCAAAATAGATACGATAACGTTGTCCATAGCTGAAAAAGCGATCCTCAAACTGATTTGTTGACAAAGTTTGAACCTTGTCATTGACACTTGTACTGGTAAATTTTACTTTCATATTTTCCTCCGTTAAAAACCTTCAAATGCAGTTCCCTGCACTTCGTTGAATGATATTTTCTTTACATCGTCATGAGCGCAACGAAAAGCCTGGTATTTATTCTTTAAGAAAACTACCATAGCTTCTGTTGCTGCATATTTATCTTTTGATCTTACAACATCTTCATCAAGATCAACATATGCTTCACGTACGCCGTTCGACATCTTTATACCCTTGCCAGTACAATAATCCTCTGCTTTATCTAAGTAAGCGATGGCTCTCATCCTGTCAAGTTCTGTCTTAGAATCAAGATTTGATTTAACAGCTCTTGATAGCATAGAACTAGTCATGTCCATCGCATTAATGAAGTCTCTTAGATAATTGGGAGCCATCATTTTATTGATGCTCCCAATTTCAGATATTTTCTTAGTGTATTCTGCAAGTTTAGTTACATCAATAGACTGCAATTCATTAGACATATAGCCTCCTTAAGAATTAAAGAGATCGTCTGCCATTGCCAGAATATCATCAGTATCATCTGATTTATGTAAGTTGATTTTTACACCACTACCTTGTGGGATAGCAGTTGATGACGCCGCTGAATCTGCCAATGTTGTTGTAACCTTTACTGTAGCAGTAGGTTTAGCAACTTGTTGATTAAAAGAAGCATCGCTTTCTGCTTCTTCTAGACCAAAACCAGTAACCAATAACTCAGGTAGATCCTTAGAAGCAGCTAGTAAATTGATAACTAGAATCTCTTTGAGCTCATCATACGTTAATTTTTGATATAAGCTACTAAGATCATAGCCTAATGTATCATAATTATGAACAATACTTTCAGCGAGAGGTGAGCGATCGTCTTTATAGACAGGAACACCTGACGCGTCTTTGATCATGATTTGATTCTTAGTTGCATCATATGATGTATCAAAGTTTTTACCAGTCTTAGTAACACTAAACCAAACACCTGAATCTGTAGCATCAGAACTAAGAGATGTTGGATCTTGGTTATAGTCTTTGATATACTTATCCATCAAAGAGATAACTTTCTTATGTGCTGTTGCTTTAAGTTCCAATA